TTGAAAAATATCTTTTTCTTTTTTAGTTCTTCAGAATTGACTCTGATACCAGTAATGTCTATGGCGTCTACCCTATCAAACTTCTCTGCAAAGGCTCGCGTGTGAGAAGCATGACCACATCCTACATCTAAAGCTCTCTCACCCTTAAAATTATGTCTATCAACAAACAACTTACCCATATCGTAGCCAGCCTGTATTTTTTTATTTATCATTTATAAGCTTTAATTATTATTCCAGGACACTTAAGAGAAACATCATCTTCTCTGTGTCTCCAGGTTTCCTTTATTTCCACCTTAGAAAATATTGGATTAAAAAAATGTTTAACCAACTCCTTTGTCCAAATAATTTTATGCAAATCCTCAATCTCTGTATGTTTTTGAGGATTGATTAAATCAACACCAAAAAGCATTCTGTTTAGTTCATGTATATCAATAACAAAATTAAGATATGATTCTATATGAGCTTGACCATTATTAGTTACCAGGTGGAGAAGTCCACCGGGTTTTAAAACCCTATACCACTCTTTTAAAATATCTGAGATTTCTCTATAATAAAAGTGCTCAAGTATCCAATGCCCATAAACTTCATCAAGTTCATTATCCTTAAAGGGAATTTTTCTAACATCACCAACCACATCAATTCCTGGCAAATCTTTAGAGTCCATTTGCAGATATCCTTCTTTGGACCGACTATTTGCTCCTCCACCTATCTCAAGCTTTTTTGTTTCCAACCGCTTCATAAAGTAGTTCTTCTAATTTATTAATAGAATATTTCCAATCAAAAGAATCAAGAAGGACCCTGCTCTTCTGCCATTTTTTATACAACACGTCTAGTTGTCTGGTTAGTTGTCCGGCATCACCATGTTTAAACCAGGAAACTGGATAATCTCTAGCATTAGCCTCTAGTGTTGGAGTTTTTGAAGCTATAATGTCTAAACCACATGCCATCGCCTCCGTCATTGGAAGACCCCATCCTTCCCTTCCAGAGTTCTTAATAAAAACGTTGTGATTTTTGTAAAGAGTAGCCATATCTTGGGCTACAAGCTCCATATTTATGATTTGAGTATTGGGGATACTGCCATGAAAATCGCTATTCCAGGTTTTAACAGTGAAAGCAATGTTTTTCTTTTCTTTAAAATACTCTATTGACTTCACGGTAGTGGCCCAGTCTTCCCTACTACTACCTCCAAAATTTTCATGCACCATTAATACTTTAAACCTTTTACTTGTTTGTGGATGAAACACTTTTGTATCAATTCCTAACGGACACACCCTAGCCTTAGATTTCATTCCATTGTTTTTAAATACATTCTTGCACCAGTGGGTTGGAAAAATAACCATATCACACTTGCTCATTAACTCTGGCCAATTAGATTTCCAATCATCGAAAGTTTCTCCTTCGTGCATTGTCCAAAAAACGTTTATGTCCTTAGTATCAAAGCTATCATAATCCGCATAATGAGGTGGTCGTATCCAAAGCTTTACATCATACTTCCCTGGGTCATCTTGCCATAATACTTCATGACCCATAGTGGTTAGTCTGGAATGAGCTACTTTGCTCATCTTCCCATAACCAGACTGCAAAGCATTGTGTCGATTGGCATCGAATATTTTAATTTTCATTCTTTTTTCTTATTTCTTGAATTTTTAAATTACCTTTTTTTCTTTCCTCCAACTCATTCATTTCACCTCTCTTCTGGGCTGCTTTTGCGCTAGAAGAATGGTCGTGGTGAATAAAAACATCTTTTCTCCACATCTGTTTTAAACCTGCTTTAGTAAATTTATCTAAGAACACAACTTCTTGACCGTAAAACCCAAAGTCTTCAGCAAAGCCTCCAACCTGTTTCCACGCTCTTTTTGGAAATACTATACAAAACCCAGACAGACACCAACCGGGAAAGTCCTGAATAAAATCAGACACCTCATATCTTTTAAATTTTTCCTTAGTTTTTTGAGCATTTCTAGCTCCATTTGTAGATGGACCAACCGCGCCAACTCCTTCTTCTTTTTCAAACACTTCAAGTAATTTTTTAAGCCAATCTTGTTCTACAATCGTGTCTGTGTTCAATAAACAAATATATTCCGCTTCACTTTCACCAATTAAACGATTCCACAACTTACCCAGGTTATGGTTCTCAGAAGCATTGTCAAAAACCCGAAGAGAATAAGGAACATCTGTATACTCCACAACCGAGGCCATGCAATCTTTCTCTATCTCTGGTAGCTTGTAACGAACCAGGATTATTTCTGTCATTTCATTTTTCCCTCATCTTGTAATTTTTTGTAAATCTCTCTGTCTCGTTGTTGTTCCTCATGCCCCTCTACCCCAGCAGCCTTCACAGTCTGAGCTTGCTCATGATAAATCTCAACACTCTCTACTTTTTGAAAAATATCCTTCACTCTCTCATCATATTCTGAGTCTGAGCTATATGTTCTCATCTCTTCCATTAGCATTCCCCTCTTGAGAGTGATACTTCGTGGTGCAACCCAGAATGGACCAGCAAGTCGGTCAATATACTGATTTTGGATGACCGGAGAAGTAACTTTCCCGGGAATACAAAGGTCGTTCAGGCTTCCTTTCCTCAGTTGAGTGTCAGAATTAACAATCATGACATATTCCCCTGTGGCAAATCTCCATCCCCTATTAACGTTCTTGGTAAAAGAACCATTTGTTTGATTGTAAATATAGTGGTCAACTGCCCCCATAATCTGTGGACTAAAAACACCTGCATCCTCAGTAACAATTAACTCATCAACCTGGTCTTTGTAAGAAGCAATTGCCTTAAGGGCCTCTTCTTCCAGATGTTGATTCATGGTATAGGTCGGGATGACCATGGAAATCCTTGGTCTTTTTATTTTAGACATTCGTCTATTCCTTTTTTAAGTTGAGCGGAATAATAATGCTGGTCATGTAGTGGTCCATTTAATACCTCAAGTAATTTGGGATTATCTTCCTCAACCTCTACTGGCCTCCCGCACGCGCGAGCCTCAAGTATAGTTCTTTCTCCCCCTCCAGTAATATCGCAAGGGACATAAACTCTTTTAGAACAATTATAAATATTCCTCAACCTTGTTGGGTATGTCATATCCGAAATAGCAACACTATCAGCTATTAAATCAGCAACTATATCAAAAGATTCTTTCCAGTTATTTTTCTGAATCTGACCTATAACAAGTTTTGTTCCCTTCTTCTTTTTTATAAGATGAAGTCTCTTCCATACAGCAAAAGCGCCAACAGTTAACCAATCCCAAATTAATGGAGCATTTTTATTTGAATTAAAGATGTTCGTATTTGTACCAAACGCATGTACGATATTCAGATTTCCTTCTATTTGTGGCTTATACCATTCTGTTTCATAAAATAAAACATCATATTTTCCGTCCCCTGTTGGTGGCATTGCGTTTCCACCTATACACAAGCCTATCTTAGACCTTGCACCATCATGTAGAGCCTGCAATAGTTGGTCAACAGGACTACCAAAAGCTCCCCATCCAAGGAATAGGTCTATTTTTTCTAATGCCTCTTTCGAACCATACTTCTCTCTAAAGGCAGACCTCTCCTCTATTCTATAAATATTAAACCTTTCAAGATTATAAAATTCTTCTAAAAGATTTAGGGCTTCCCACAGACCATCTCTCCAGATTTCTGGAAAAGCGTGGTCATAGATGAAAACCAGTTTTGGTTTTTTCATTATTTCTTACCTTTCTTTTTTTCTAAATTTGCTTTCCTAGCAGCTCTTGCTTTTTCAAGGGCAGCAAGTCTTTTTTTTCTTGTTTTAGCAGCTTTATCATCCTTTAGGACTGGCTCTTTCTTCTCTACTGTTTTTGTTAAGTGTTCTTGAACGTGTTTAACAAATGTTGTTAGTCCATCCTTTTTACTAAAACACACTGGGCAAGTAAAAACTTGTCCGGGCATTTCCAACTCGTTTCCATCCTTATCAACTAAAACAGCCAATCCTCCTTTTATAAGGGCATCCGCATCGGTAACGTCAATAACGTCACCTATTTTCATGTCTAGATTTTCTGATGGATTCCAATTTTCTGAAGTTTTTTTAACTAATGTCATTTATCTGTCACCACCTTCTCTGTCTGGGTTTTCCTTACTGTGTCTAAACCCGAATTTTTTAATAACTGTTTCCATATTTGTCCAGCATGTTCTGGTGCCATAAAATGTTGTGACACGGCTATTTCTAAAGCTTTTGCCAACCGAAGCATCTCTTGTGGAACAGAAGGTATTGATGGTTTTCGTACCGGTAAAGATTTCATTTTAAAATTTCCCTAAATCACGCTTTGGTCTATCCATTGGACCAGAGCCACTGCCCCTATACCTTTTTAAATATTTGCTTTTTTCAGAACAAATACGACTACAATATTGTGGTTTAGTATCTCGAAGGTCTCTCAAAATTACTTCTTTTCCACACGCTGGGCATTTACCCTTGGTTCTAGATATTGCTGTATTTTGCATTATATCTCCTTTCTTATTAACATCTCGGGATTTTGAAGATGTACTCTAAATAATTGGTCCCAGTTGAAGGCCACCCTTTCCCAGGTAAAGAAGTCCTTCGCCCATTTCATCATTGGGATTCTAATTTTTTCTTGTTTTTCTTCATCTTTCAACAGGTCAACAAGAGCCTCAATATATTCTTTTTGAACATCTTTTTCTGTGATATCAGCATCTATCTTAATTCCATTTTTAACAGTCTCATTTAAAGCAGCTAAAGTAGTAGTAACAGGAATGGTTCCAAGAATTTGTGCTTTCATAGCTGTGATACATGAAATCTCTGTAAAGTCTGTTGGATATGCCCATACACCAGCACCCTTAAGTGCTTCATGTAGTTCATCATGTCCAACTCTACCGTGGTGTATAATCCCAGGTTGCTTCAACATCTCTAACATTCCATCTTTCCACTTCATCATCGCAGGATTATCCCTATGTAGAACATCGAAAGTATTGAACCCATAATAAACATCCAAAGATGCGTCTGGGACTTCCTTTTTAATCTCTGGCCACATCTTAAGTAAGTGAATAAGACCTCTGTCTGGAGAAGAAGAATATATCATCTTCTTAGAGTCTCTCTTGTTCTTCTTTGTTGGTGGCTTAAGCTCGAAAGTTCCGTTTTCAGTCAAGAATGTCTTATTTTTAGGCATCTCTTCGTATGTACCATCCTTTTTAAGCACTCTCAGTAGTCCTCTATGGTATTCTGACAAAACCGCAATCTTATTAACCTTATCAACTCTTTCTTCTGTAAAGTCTGCATTATTAGGAACATCATGCAACCAGACCATTGTGAATTTAGCTTTTGGCTCTAAATCAACAAACCCTATATTTCTCCACAAGATAAGAACATTAAATTCGTCCTTAACATTAATTTCATGATACTCTTTATAAGTTATTCCATTAAAGTCCCCAGCTTCCGCTCCTGGAGCAGCATATACTGTTACTTTCCACCCCAGCTTCTTAAGCTCTTGAGATAGGTACACAACAGCTTCCTCAGACCCACCTAGGCCAGTCTTAACTGACTTTGGTGTCCATGGCTCAACTCCAGCACCACAAAGGATGGTAATTTCGTTTTCTCCCCACTTTCTTGATGGTAAAAATCTATGTTTCATTTCTGAAGCAAATCTCTCACCATCCATATCTGATGGTATTGATTTTGCTAAGTATTCTAGTTTTTTCTCATTCTTCCCTTGTGCTTCTAAATACTTACCTAAGAAAACAAGAGACTGAGCCGCCTTATTCCCAGACATTGCTCCTCGTGTGCTCTTCAGCCTATCATCAATACTTTTCTCCTTTGGCAACATTTCCTTAAGTGCTTCTAAGTCCTGAATAGCTTCCTCAAATTTTCCTTCCCTGAATTTAATAAAGAAATCTGTTTCTAAAGCCCTGCTCTTCATGTCTCTAGGAGTTGTAATTAAGGTTGTGTCTGGAGTATCAAAAGATGTTGCCAACTGCAACCAGTGTTTCGCCTTTGCAAAATCTTTTGAGTCTCCTGTTAAGGTATAAGCCATAGCCAAATTTACATAGTGCTGTGGGTATAGAGGAGATTCTTCGATGGCATTCTGGAAAGCCTCAACAGCTATTGATGGTGCCTTCTGGACAATTGCCATTTCCCCAATATGACTCCAGGCAATAGCTCTCTCTTCTGGCCAACCAGATGGAGCAATATAATCTTTCTCTCCCGGAGTTCCCTTGCCCTCTAAATATGTATGAAACAATCTTAATGCTCGGTCCCACCAAGCCTGTCTTTTGGTAGCATCATCCTTATCCATCTTACCCTTATCAAAATAAGCCCTGGCTAAATACACCAAGGTCCTAGGGTCCTTGCCCTTATCCTCCACTGCTTGTTTTTCTAAAATACGGATATTTCTTTCAATATTTGCATCTTCTCTGTCTTCACTTGTATTTGCATGAATAACAATACATTCCTTCATGGCGACCTTCATAACATTCTCAACTCTCTGCTCAATCAATGTTTCATGAAGCATTCCAATCCACTTGAAAGTATCATCATTCCTAATGATTCTCTCTCTTTTGTGATTAACTAAAATGTTGGTAATATTTCCTTCTTTATCATAGTCACATTTATACCAGTAGTCAAAGAAAACAGCAGCCCACTTCATTCTATAGGCTTCTTCTGCAATTCCCCTAAGTTTTTCGGCACCCCTCAAGACATCGTCTGCATCTTGCCAGTAAAAGTATATATTTTCACCCTTTGGCATCTGAGACATGGCAAAATTTCGCGCCTTAGCAAAATCATCTACCCACTTAAAGAAAGAAACCTCACACCCCATCTTCTTCAACATCTTAACTAAAGGATGTCTATCGGTTGGTTCTTTATCTCCATATGTCACAACAATATAAGCCCCATCCATGTGGGGTAATACTGATTGAATTGAATCTTTAACGATTTTTGTGGGTTCGTCTTCTTTCAAAATCATTGAAAGAAAGAGTTTTGCTTTGTTTTGTTTCATATATGTAACTAAAGATAGTGGTCAAACCTACTACCTATGGTCCAATATTTAATTTTTAACTTATACTAGCTTTTTGTGGTCTGAGCCGGCTTTTGTGCTTACTCTACCTGGAAGTCTAGATACTTTTTGTAATTTAGCTGATGAGCTGTCTGTAACACCTTTCTCATTAGTTAAATTGACTGATTGTCCAAAAGGAGCTTTATCCATTGCATAAGACTGGTCTGCCTTAATAGGAGCATTATTATCGTCTCCTTGCTGGAAACCTCTCTTGCTAAAAGGTTTTTTCTCAGACGTCTTTACCATTGGTTTTAAATTTTTATCGTAATCTGTTGTTGGGTTGTTTTTCATGAATATATTTCACCGCCTTCTAAGAGTAACTAACTAATAATTTCAACATACTAAACATAATTTGTCAATACTATGCATTTAAATAGTATCTAGCTTTGTTTTCGTTGATGTATTTTGAGGGAGTTTCCCCTATTGAAATAACTGCTTCTTTCCACAGTGTAGAATTATCTGCTCCGACAGAAGGAGTGTCTCCACCATCTATTATAACTTGCTTAAGCCATAAATCCTCTAGGGAACCAACTGACGTGTAATGAGATGGGTCTACTGTAATTTGAGATAGATAAAAAACCTTTCTGAGTTGATTGTGTGGAGTCTGTGCTGTAGCTCCAGTAACATTCTCCAACATAAAAGTTCGTTCTATAGCGGTTAAGTTTATAGCCATATCTATGTTATATCAGACTAAGCCTTCTCTGCGATAGCAAATTGTGGGTACTTCTTTAAAAATGTCCTATAAAATTTTTTGTCCATAGGAAGCTGGTCTGCCTTATATTGTGTTCTTATAAGTAACTGTAAACTCATAGGAAAAATTAAAGTGGCTCTTCTCTCCATATCCTTTCCCCCTTTTGTCTGTCCAAACTTCTTATCATAAAGTGTTTCCCTCTGTTCAGAAATATCTATTTTTAACGCCTCGACCTCTTCCGGCGCTTTTTTCTGCCATGCTTTAACTAGCTCATCAATAACCAGCCACGGGTCTTTCTTTTTTCGAAGCTCATCAATCCTCTCAGCTAGTTCATAGCTGTCTGAATTTACGATTCTTCCTGTTTCTGTAACAATTAATTTACTCATATATTTTTCAATAGGTTCGGAGGGGAGTAAAACTCCCCCCGTCGCCCTGTTGTTTGTATTTGGCAATCTGTGTGCCAGTCCCAAATACTGTTTTCAAACTTGTCGGTGGGTAGCGGGAGTGAAAAGCCCCCGGTTCTGTACGCCCCCCTAGCTAAAGTCAGAAGACTAAAAAGTTAGATTTAACCGTTTTGGTTATATCCTGTTCTCTTTAAGTCTGCTCTTTCTTCAAGAACTTCTAGTGTGAACTCTGTCACCCATTGACCTCTGTCAGCGTCACCAATCTTGCTAATCTCTTGGAAAAGAGGTTTGTCAAGGTAGGCAATTTTGTGCATTTCTTCTCTTAGACCGTAGACGGTAGTTGTACCGGCGGTGTTCTGAACGTCTCTGTGATGCATGATTCTATGTGAACCAACAGCTGAGTCGTAAACGAGAACGTCTTTAATAAGACGTCTGTCTGAAGCGTCAATATATCTAGTAGAGTTACCTGAGAATCCAGCAATTGCTTGCTTAATTTTCACGGTACAAAGAACCATATCGAAGACCTTGTCAGCTGACACCGCAGTGTAAGCATCGGAAGCCATGTCGTTTAGTTCTGCCTCTGAGAATGAAGTACCGGAATTTCGAGCGGTAGCATTAGTCGTAATGAAGGCGTTTATTCCTGTCATTGTCCTAGCGGTACCGGATGAACCGGAAGCCTTTGTTGAGTTAAGAATGGCATATTCCATCTTTAACTTTAACTGACGTAAACCGTCAGACTTCTGGAACGCGTATGGGTCGCCGATAGCGGCAACGTTAACTCGTCTCTCTGTTCTGGAAACTTGAATAGATTGTGGGATGATATGCGTGATGTTACTCTCTCTGGAAGGTGCAGTAAGGTCTGCGAATTCAGCATCCGCTCCTTCAGCAGCTGAACTTGTTGACGCAGGTCGTGAAATGTTATATTTCAACCACTCGTGTAAAGTTCCTCTGGCTGTGCTTGTTCCAAAAAGCGTCATCAACGGTGTCTCATCTGGACTCACGTCCGCGAGGACGTCCATTAAATCTTCTCTTCTAGAAGTATCTTGGTATGTAATTAAACCCCAAGCCATGTTATATTTATTTTCACCTCCCCCTAATAAATGTTTATCCATATCATTTTAATCCCAGTAATGGGATGATATGGAATCCACACTATGGGGTTGTCGTAGTCTTTTCTCCAACGTGGTCAGTATTCGCAAGTCTCCTTGCAATAGCTTCTAGATTTCCCTCTCGAGATAATCTAACAAGCCTTTCTCTGTCTTCTGTTGGTTCAGACTGTGGTCGAGCCGGTGGTTGTTGTCCTGCCGTATCGGCAGCCGCCTGTTCTTTCAGTGCTTGAGCAGCATCAACTGGTGTTGTTGCGTCTCCTGCGACTGGTGTAGCGGGAGCTCCTTCTGGAGCCGCTGTTGTTGTAGTTGGTTCAGTCACGTCTGTTTTGACTTCTTTAGATGATTGCGCGTTTTTAACGTAGTCGGCTGCTTCTTTGAAATGCATTGGTCTCCCACCGTAGTCTTCTGGTGATGTCATAGAATCAATCAGAACTGACCTAACTTGTCTGTGAAATTCTTTATCATGAGTATCTGACTGAGGATTCAGTTCAGGATACGTAGAGAAAGTCTCTCTGTTTTGTCGGTCAATATCTTTTGCTTCTGACGTTTTGATGTAGCTCTGTACCGCTCTTTGAGCGTTGGTTGCTTGTGTATTAAGGGCCTCAATCTTATCTTTAAGTTTGATTTCATTAATAAACTTTTGACCTGTTACAGGGTCTATCTCAACAAAATCCTCTGGATTTACTTTATCTTGAGCTTGAGACTGTACTGGTGGTTGGTTCAATGGACTAACTTGTTCGTTTGCTTCTTCTCTCCTCTGTTGAGCATCCAATAGAGACTTATTTGCCTCCATTAGTTCTTTATTAGAATCAAGCAGTTTGTCAAACTGTTCTGTCGTCCTTTTATTTTCTGTATTTATTGTTGGCTTACTAGGTGCTGCCGGTGCTGGTGTAGCTGAAACTGCTGGTGCCGCTGGTGTAGCTGGTACCGCAGGAGCTGTTTTAGCTGGAGCAGGAATAGTAGCTGCCTTTTTAGAAGCGTCCTTTACGGGCGCGTTATCTTTGGTTGCCAAGTGTTTTCACCTCCTTCTTGTCGTGTCCAGTTGTTTTCGGGAGCTCGGACATCTCTCCCATACGGATGTGTGGTTTTCCGTACACATTGGCTAATTTTTAAAAATGTGCTAAAATCCTATGGCCTTTCCTTTCGAAAATAATTTGCCATCACGGATTTCCAAGTCTTTGCCAGTAAGGCCGAAATGGCACTTCTGACATCTAACGCCACCTGGCGCAGTTTTAAAATTATGTTCGCATTTTTTATGTGGTAAAACTTCTTCACGATTGAGTTCGTTATCACCCCAGTAGTCAGCAGATTTAACTTTGTAGAAATTATCTTTTGAATTCCACTGTAAACTTTGCGGGTCTGATTTAGGAAGTGGCGGTAATACTTTATCATTTGGTGACATTTGCTATGTACTGGGTTAGCCTATAAGCTAAATCCTCATTGTCTTCCTTTGTAACTCACCAGAACGTACTTTGTCAAGATACTCCGCCTTTTCTATGATTTCTTGAATACCATTTAACAGCTCTTTTGCGTTATTAGCAGCGTGAAACCCGTTAAGTTCTCTCCATTCCCAATCGTCCCTGTTGTCAACCTCTCTTGGGTCAACCCAGCTATGGTATGCTGCTTTTTCTAATTGTTTGACTACAATCTTCCAGCCCGCAGTCTTAGTCATCTCGTAGACAGCCTGTGCATCTCTTAGTTCTTCAACTTCTTGTGGTTTTAATGGGTTTTTGACCTCAGCGGCTTCTTTTTGGTCCTTTTTCGAATTAGACATATTTAAATTAATTATTAACCAGTAGGACTTTTACTATATTGGTCCTGTATCTGTTTTAAATATTTTGGATTTGGTTGACCAAGATTCTGGTCTTTTGGCTCATCTGGTTTACTTAATCCAGGCATAGTTTTCGCTAATTGATTAGCACCCTGTCCATCTCCCATTTCTTGAGATTCACCCTGTCCTTTTCCACCAAACATACTCATAATATCTTGTTCTTGACCTGGTGCTCCACCTGGTGCTCCACCTGATGTTTCCTCGAAGTATTTTCCAGCGTCACCGAAACCAAGGTCTTCCAACCATGTGACAAATAGCTCTTTAAATTTAGGTTTAACTCCCTCTTGTTGTAATAGGGCCAATAAATTGGGATTAGACACAAGTAGGGAAACAGCAGTTTGTCGACCCTGTCTCTTTTCCTCATCTGCACTTACAGTCATAGACTCAACATCAACTGAAAAGTCGAAGTTACCTCTTAAATCCTCTGGTTCAATATGAAGTTCACCATATAGACCATCATCCTCTTTTTTAAACTTTGGTATCAAATTAATATTACCATCTTTACTATTGTTTACAGGATACTTAGGAATGGTTAAACCCTTTCCTTCTGTAGCTTCGGACAACTCCTTAAGGTCAAGTCCAAGAATCTCAGACTGTTTCTTTAATAGTTGTACGGTAACATCTTCTATTTCTTCATCTCCAAGTCCTTTTCCTATAAAATAATCCAAAGCATCTTTCCCAACTATTCGAATCGTATAAAACTTCTTCTCTGGGTCTGTAAAGATAAGCTTTTGATTCATCATGTGCCACAACATCATCTGTCTCTTAATAGCGTCTGCCAACATTAATTGATTATAATTGTCTCTAGCGTTCCTCTGTAGTTGCAAGGCTTTAACCTCTGTAGCGGTCTTATCCTGTGAAAATGGTCTCATGTTTGAAACACCTAGAGATGTTTCTCCCAGGGCGTTCATCATAGCCGCGACCAAAACAGAATAAGTGTTATTGAAGTATTGAGCAGCGTTTGACTTTGATTCAACCAGTCTAAAGTCAGTTAAAGGGTTGCTCATTATCCATCGAGCACCCTTACCCCACTCAAGCGTATGTTGTTTCACTCCTGGACCAACAGCAATAGGAGAATACAGATTTTGATTAATTTCATCGACATATTGACATAAAAGAGCGTTAATAGCCTTCTGAAGACCCTTAACTGGCTCAATTTCTGATAAACCATACAAATCATCATCTATCACATAGTATCTAAGCATTACTATAGGCAGTTCGTAGTTTTCGTATGGATTTGGAATGTCTCTCAAGATAATTCCGTGTTGGGGAGCAAAAGTAATCCATCTATCCTTCCTATATTCAGTACAAATCTCAACAGTTTTAAAAACAAGGTCTTTAGACATTGGGTCACTCTCTAAGCCAGAAATTTCTCTATTCTTTGACCTCCAATTAGTATCTCTTGAATCTCCGGTACCACCCTTTTCAGACTCTGTTCCTATGGAATCCCTTAAGGTAGCAATGTTTTTATAAATTGGCTTTTCTCTCGCATGGTCGTTAACTCTTTCTAGTTCTTGCATGGTGACATATTTCCTCACCTGAATCCAATTACAGCTTTCTATAGATGTAGCCGTCATGTCGTGCGCAACATCCCTATTATTCAAAATCTCCATGTCTGGACCATCAAAAACAACCTTGCCTTTTCCGTCCAACTCATATCTCCATTTATGCAAAGCAAATGATGCCCCATATTTGCGAGCATTAATATCCATCAGCGCCCACTTCTGCAACATGGTTCCACCACGAGTAGCATTGTCCCACTGATAATCTAGTAAAGCATTGTTAACTTTTGCGGCCAACATATCTCCGCCTTCCCTAGGAATAAGTCTTCCCTTAGGTTTACTAGCAATCAAACGTGAAGTTTTCTCAAAAATGAAAGTGAAAATACGTGGGTCAAATAAAAGAGCATCATATGGCCAACTGTCTTCATCCAAATGAGACCTAAATAATTCATCAGCCTCATCAAATGAAATTGAACCTATTCTACCAGAACCGGTAGCCCTTCTCTCTGTCTCATCAAAACCATCTTGGTAATGTCTATGAGCTTCGTCCCAAGCCAACTCTTCTTTTCTCTTTGTTGCAGAAAGGTCAGCGTCTATTTGTTTTTTTGTCTTTTTCTTTGCCATGGTCTATTGTTCTAGGTTATCAAGCTAATTGGTATGTAGTCTAGGGTTACTTTTGTAATGCCTTTTTTAAAGTTTCTTCTGGACGTTGTAAAATTACATTTTCGTTCATCTTGGTAGCTTCTTCTCCACGAACAAAAGCTACTACTCCATCCTGTACTTCAACAGTCACTTTTCCATACCTACTTCCCATTGACAGGTTATGTAAATGTCTTATAACCTGGAAAAGAACCAAATAATTTACTCTGGTCTTTTCTAAGAGCTCCATGAGAACATATATTTCAGGACGTATTTGTTTAATAATATCTGAAAATACCCTTACGTTATTTTCCTCTTCAATATCGTATTCAGACTTCCCAGCCTTTTGCTTCTTAAATTGTTCTTTCTGTTTCTTTGTATGTTTCTTTTTCATTCTATTTAAATCTCCATTTTTCTCTATGAGCCCTCATTCTTTCTGGTTCAAACTCACCAAAGTCGGTATCTGGAGTAACTTGAGCTATTTGCCAAGCCCCCGCGCTCGCCATAACCAAGTCATCATGTCTCTTAGCTTTCGCCTGCGCGCGACCTTTAACTATCACAAATGATTTTAACTGACCAATTTGCTCTTTGTCGTACATTTTTAACTTACCCTGTTTAATAGCTAGAGCCAAGTCGTCAAGCATTTTTCGTCTTGTACCCTTTAATTCTCCTCCAGAGATGTGTCCTGTAGTAACCCAACCGATTTGTCCCTTCTCATGGGTTTGTCCAGAAGCGAAGTCAACCATTCTAAACATGTCTGGATAATTATTTTGTTGTAGCACAAAGATTGTAGCCTGACCAGTGTTTCTTTCGACCGCAAGTTTAGGCCACAAGTTGGTCCTTGTTTGAACATATTTGCCTATGTTATGAAGTTCATATCCAAACTGAGAAGATTCCATCACCTCATTAAATACTATAGGAAAATCAAAATGCTTCTTGCTAAAACAAACCGCAGCACAGAAATCCTGAGAATCAGCTGGGTCAGCAAACATCACTAGCTGTTCATTTATATCTAGCTTACGATATACCCTGCACGGATATTTCTCACTCGCTACGTATGGATTTATTATGTCTTCTTTTTTATCTGTCATCGTGCTGAGGTCTGGAACGAAAAGTGTCCATCTGGTAATATGATTCCGAATTCTTCCGGTATAGTGGCATCTTTTAACATTTTGTTTAACTTGGCTACATCAAAGTAAGGAGAGCCAGACGTGATAAACGCCTCTTCTGGGGTACTTGGATACTCCTGCATCCACATCTGGTCTGTTGGGAACTCCAGTCTCTTCTTCTCCACCCATTCTTTTGTGTAAAATTCTTGCCATCCAAAGAACCTTGTAGTATAAGAGCTTTTCCCCTCTTCAGCCCTAAGCCACTCTGAATGATAAAAATTACCCTCACCATTAGCAGTAGATTCAATAAAAATCATTCCCCTATCTTGGGGAACCTGCTGTGAAGTGGCCAAGATGATTTCCTCCGCAGTAATAAGCTCAGTGTCTTGGTAAAAGGCGCCCTCAGAGAAATGGACGTTCCTGGCAGAACCACCACGACCTCCGACCTTAGTACCAGCCGTACCAATGTAGAACATTGCGTTATTGGTAGCGTTTTCTAACATGTTTTTACTATCGGTCTTTAAAAGCTTATCCATGTCCAACCCGTTCTTTTCGCAATAGGACTCCAAATAAAACTTTACTTTCTTAAATAAAAGTTCTGTAGCATCTTTCCTATGGGATATACAGATGGAGATAGAATATGGTCTGAACAAAAAATCTACCGCAAAGAGGGCCAAGATAAGAGAAGAAAAACCTTGCTGTCTGGCTTTTAAAATAATATCACGAATACCATCCATGTGCGGTGTCTCTTTAAGTAAAACTTTCATGTATTTCTTCTGCACCTTATTTAACTTAAATGGAACAGGAACCTGATTCTCACGGTCCAATACCTCAAAATTTTCTTCTATGAAATTAACGTAATCAATCTTCATCTACAACCTCTCCCTCGATTGCATCGTCATCGAGAACATACTTCTCTAACATCTTCTGTTGTCCACCAATAATCTGAACAATTCCCGGATTGATTTGGTTCTTCTCATCTTTAACAGGATTATTGTGTCCAGCAATTGCCATTAGCCTATCCCACCAATCAGTATTCTTAGACTTTTCCATGTTTTGCACGGCGACATCAAGTAATTTTCCATAACCAACATTTTTACTCTCTAAATAAATTCTCCCAACCTCTTTTGCTTGCTTAAGC